CCTTTCTTGAAAATGTTTTAATGTAAAGTTTTCTTTTGATTTATAAGTTAGATTATCTGCTATATCATACAATGTCGCATTAACCTTATTGTCGCCTAATCTTAACCCACGGCCTATAGACTGTAGGTTTCTTATTCTACTTTTAGATGGACTAGCAAATATAATATTGTGTAAGTTTTTAATATTAACACCAGTAGAGAATGTACCATAACTTGCAACGATAACAGCATCCTTTTCTTTTTCTACTATACCTCTTATTGCTTCTCTTTCGTCTGCTTCAACACCACCAAAAATATAAAAAACTTTTCGACCTTCTTCAGCCTTTTCTTTTATTATCTTATGTAAATCTTTACCGTGTTTTTCGACTAACTGAAATAACACCAAAGTATTACCTTTTAATTTAAGTGCTAGATTACGAATGAAATTTTGTCTTGGTCTGCTACTTACTAAGTAATCTATTTCATCTTGATATTTACCATTTGAAACTATCTTAGAGTTTTCATCTGTATGTTTTAATATTAAACAACGAACAACAAGATTTGACAGCTGTTGTTTATCCATTAATTTTTTAGTTGTAGTCACTTTGTTTACGGCACCAAACAATCCTTCTAACACTAATCTATGACAATTATGAACTAAAGCGCCTTCAATAAAATAATTATGGTTATCTTCCACGTTTATATCATACACATTATCATCATAATTTATTTCAGATATAGATTCTATTTTTTCATTATATAATTTCAATTTTCCATCCCTTCCACTTTCCTCTCATAACATACGAATCTTCCTTTATACTACGGGTCATACATACCTTAGGATACTTACATTGTAAGTTTAATCTAAACCACTCTCTAATTCCGATACCAATTACCATATGTATATCGCCGATATTAGTAATAACTTTATAATCATTTTTAGATATATGTTTACCCATTCTACTTTTTGATAATTTATCTCGTGTAATAATACTCATAGGGATACCTTTATTCCAACTGGATTGTCCTAATCTACTATCTCTAATTTTATTTCTAGTTTCCTGCGAGTGAGTTTTTCCAAACATAACAGAATCCGCACCAGTCAGATATGTTCGATTGGCACTCTGTTTTTTCTTTATATCATCGGCCCTATTAGTGCCATACATTTCAACCAAAGTTTTGCCTTTTTTATTTGAAATTTTACCGAACATTGGATGATATTGACCACCTAATTTAGGTGAATTCCTGCTAAGTTTTTCTTTATGTTCCTTAGTTAAAGAAACTCCTGCCGTATCAAATCCAACACATTTTTGATTCGACTTATTATAATATAAATTGTTGCATTTAACATCTAACTTTTTATGGTATCGCGCTTCTTCTTCTACAGCATCTGTTCTAGTAATATGTTTTGTTAATATAGTTTTCTTTGGAATTTCGTTAGGGGTATGTTTAGATGACCCATAATATTCATCTTCACTAATATTACAGTTACAAGAACGAACACCATGATAAAGCATTCCATTAACGTATTCTAAAAGATATGTGTAATGATTCATATTATTATTTATATAAAATAAGAACTCCAGAACTAGTTTATAAGTAAATTGTCTAGTAGAGTTAATTCTCTAGCTTCAACCCACCCTCTATTTGTAGTATATAGTTTATGTCCCGGCGTGCATTTTATAGTTCTATTATTAGTTTTAATTAGCAAAAGTTTACCTTTCTTAGGTCGGCCATTATTATATACATCCAACACTCGTTTATATTGGACAGTTTTATTATTTTCGTTATATGATAACACCATATCACCAGACACGACTTTATCTATATTTTTGGGTCCTGTGGAAGTGGTTACCCTCATATCACTAGTAAAACATTGTGTTCCATCTAATGTTCCTGTTAGACCTATTCTATATTTACAATCAATAAGTTTAGACATAATCTCTGTTAATGATTTAGATTTAAATAAATGAGCTTCATCACCAAACACTACACCGAACTGGTCAAAATATTCTTTCGGTAACTTATATAAACTTTGCCATGTAGATATTAAAACTTTCTTATCTGTTTGATTAGAATAACCACTATACAGTCTATGACAATTTTTTTCTACATTCCAGCCATATGATTTAAAGTCAGAATACATTTGTTCAACCAATGAGGTTGTAGGTACAATTAACAATATTCGATTGTTAGTCTCATCTTTGATTAGATGTGTATAGTAACGAATGAGAGCATAGATGATGAAAGACTTACCTGATGCTGTAGGACTAAGTAGGAGTGCCCTATTGTACTTTAAACTGTGATATATAGCGTCTACTTGATAATCTCTTGCTTCAAATTTTTGACCTAGACTATTAGAAAACTTCTCAACAATATCTTTATCTACTTTATTTTTTACTTCAACATCTTTACCACAGACAATATGATATTCTCTTTCTTCGGCAAATGCTTTAATGTAAGGAAATAATCCAAAGTATATCTCTTTGGTCTTTTGTGAAAATAATCTTATCTTACCATCCCACATACGATTACGAAATGCAGGTATGAACTTATAACCAGGAACATAGAATGTAAAAAATTCAGATAACTCTCTCTGAACATTTGGGTCACAATCTACGGTTAGATATACCTCATTCTTCTTCTCTATTATAAGAGTGTCCATAGATTATAAAACCCAAGTCATTATACTATATCTCACACCACTAGTAACTTTTTCTACTTCGTGGGGAAACATAAAATTTGAGGGAAACACAACAGCTGAACCTTTGTCTTTATCTAAAGATTCACCACATAATGTAAATTCGCCACCACCATAATCATCATTTAAAAATATTAAAGATGTAAGATGAGGATAACCTTGTTTCTGTCCATGACTATGATGAATATTATCTATATGTTCTTTCATAAAACCACCAGTCTCATAACAGTTAATTCTAAATCGTGTGTATTCTTGAACTTTTATTTTATTATTTTCTTTGACATAATCATCAACTGCCATTTCAAAACCTTTTTGTATATCTTTATAGAACATATCTTTTGGTCCTATCCAATATTCTTTCATATCAACTTTAGATGATCCTGTGTTTGATTTTGTTGTAGAGAAGGTAGATGTTTTCCATCCTTTGAAAGTATCTTTATTATAGTGAGTTAATATACTATTACAAATTTGTGAATCTAATACTTTAGGATAATAATATATAAAATTAGAAACTTGCTGATTGGAATTCATGATGTTCTCCTACTTGTCCTTTAATTTGTATATTCCACGCTATACTTATGCGTTTATTATTAGACTTATTTTGTTGAACCCAATGTGGTAACCAAGACGGAAAAAATACTGCTCTATTTTGTTTAGAAGCATAACTTAGTAGACTTGCATTGTTTACTGTAGTTTCTTTTTTTCTAGGTACAATCACATCAGCTGCAGGTCGTGGGTCGTGAAAAACTATACTTGCACCTTGATCTGAATGTAAGTAATAAGTACCACTTAAAAAATTGTTTGAATGAGTATGCGTTGGATGATGTTCATTACTTTTTAAAACATTTGCCCACATATCTGTTATTATAATATCATCAACATCATAGTCTAGTTTTTTAATTATCTGTTTACTTGTGTCTAAAACTGCCTTTGAGAAATTATAAAACATTGATTGTTTGTGAAGATTGGCTGATTTAGTTTGCCAGTTATTATCATAGTCTCTGTTCTTCCATAGATTACTAATGTAATCTTTCATACCTTGGGTGTCTTTTTCTGGTATAAAATCATCTATTAAAAATAGATTAGTTGCGAATATTTTTTGATGTTCCATTGAATATATAACTCCCTTTACGATTCCACTTAATAAACACCATGGGTATTAATCTCATGTACCATGGTGTAGGGCGACTACCTTTTGTATCGTTCCACAATGTGTGTACTCTTCCGTATTTACCTATTTTTGATAGACCTACACAAGCAGGCCAACTAGATTGCTCCACTAGTAAACTTTTTCCATTCTATTGCGTTCTTAATTAAAAATGTTCTATTGTTTATACTTCTTAAAATTTGTTCAAGATATGAAACAACTTGTTTTAAGTATGCAGCCTTTTGATCTGCCTTTTGTAATTCATCATCTGAATCCATATAGATATGTACATCTGATTTTAAAACTTTTAAGTTAAATGGTTTTTCTCTGTAAATAGATTCATCTGCTTTACCTGTATAATATTCCCACTTTTGTCTTATCATTAATTTGTGGTCATATTCTGCCTTCTTTAATAATAAAGAAAACTTGTTAAAGTGTTGTAGGTATTTGTTATGTAATAAAGGTATCTTAATTGATTCGGCATCTAGTTCCGTATCATCAATTTTAAAATCTCTATCTACTTGTTGTTGTAATTCTTCTAATGTCATATTGGTATTATATCATATTTTGGAGAGAAAGTCAAGGCTTTTGACCATTTTATTTTGAATTAATATTAAGTAGTAGAAACTTGTACTATTTCATAATACATATAACTAAAACTTGCTGATCCTTGTAAGTAATCAACATCCGACTGTTTAACATCATAACTTAAACTACCAAGTGCGGTTGGATAGACATTCTTAAATCGTATTTCGGTTTTAGCAATATTCTTACTGTTTAATATTGTCAAGGTTGCGTCTGAATAAATCGCACCTTCATTTAATGGTGTAGCTATATTTGAACCTGTGACTGCTGAACTAGCAGTTGAACCAGCAAATCTATCATTACCTGTTCTTAAAAGAGCTGCAAATTGTTCGTCAGATTCTGGTGAACCAAGACCAATCATCCAATCATGTAACTCTTTATAGTTATTTAAATTTTCATCAACTAGAAACGATAAGTCTAACGTGCCAAAAGATAGTGTAGATCCAGGTAGTTTTATAGTCTGCAATCTTGTTGGCTGACTTACTTCGTCTAATGTTATTGATGGTAGATTGCAAGTTTGTACAAAATATTCCGTTAGTGGTAGTTTGTTTATTTTGAATCTAAACTGTACAGGACTAGCATAGTCTTGCTTAGATGGTTCTCTAGTATAAACATTTGTTTCTGTCATACTACTATTTATAATAGTAAAATCAGGCTAAAAAAAAGGGGGTAATAAAACCCCCTTTTTAATTGTTTCACAAAAGTGAAAGCAACTTACATTATGTTTACGACTTTTGTTCTTCTGTAGTATACATTAGTATCTCCAGCAGCAACTGCACCAGAGTTATCTATAGCACCAGCACCGTTTGTTGTAGCAAAAG